GATTTTGAAGATATCAGAAACAGTGATGACTTTCATGGTTGGGCAAAAGAGCAGCCTAAGTCTATCCAAGATTGGATATACTCAAATACTGACGATGCTGACCTAGCTTCACGTGCTTTAGATTTGTTTAAAAAAGATTTTGGTATTGAACCTACAAAGACTAAGTCATCTTCTAAACCGACCAGAAAATCTGCTGCAGATATGGTTTCTACTAAAACAAAAAGTATAGAACCAACTCAACAGAAAATATGGTCAGAAAAGGAGATTGCTGCAATGAGTGTTGCTGAATTTGATAAATACGAAAAGGAAATATCAGATGCAATGCAAGAAGGCAGAATCGTTAAATAAACTATAATTAACTAAAAGGAGAATGTATCATGGCTCAATATTTTGAACCAACCCCCGATACTGGTGCTAACTTTGGTAACTCTCTAGCCGGACAAAATAATAGTTTCTTTTTACCTTCGGTTTACTCTAAAAAGGTTTTAAACTTCTTTAGAAAAGCCTCAGTGGTAGAAGCTATTACTAACACCGACTATGCTGGTGAAATATCTGCTTATGGAGACTCTGTAAAGATTATCAAAGAACCTGTCATTTCAGTATCAGATTACACAAGAGGTAGCGATACTACTGACACAAAACTAACTGACCAAGAAATAACTTTGGTTGTTGACAGTGCTAAAGCTTTCAAATTCATCGTAGATGATATTGAAACAAATATGTCACATGTGAACTTCAAAGAAGTTGCTTCAAGCTCTGCTGCATATGCATTGAAAGATTCATATGATGCTGCTGTTTTAGCAACTATGTTTGCTGGTGTATCAGCTTCAACACCTGACCATATCATTGGTTCTGACAGTGCTACTGCTGACGCTACTATGGCTCACGCAACTAACTCTGTAGACCTACTTGGTTCAGATGGAACTGGTGTAGATGCTATTGACCTAATGGCTAGAATGGCTAGACTATTAGATGACCAGAACGTACCTGAAGAAGGTAGATGGTTTGTTGCACCTCCTTCATTCTATGAAGAGTTGTCACAATCTGGTTCTAAGCTATTAAGTGTTGACTTTAACGCTGGTCAAGGCTCAATCAGAAATGGTTTAGTTTCAAGTGGAAAGCTACGTGGATTCGACATGTACAAGTCTAATAACATTGCCGCTACGTCTAATGCGACTGGTAAAGTTATGGCTGGACATATGAGTTCTACGGCTACTGCTAATACTATTCTTTCAACAGAAGTGTTGAGAGACCCAACATCGTTTGGTGATATAGTAAGGGGTCTTCATGTCTATGGTGCGAAAGTACTTAGAGACGAAGCTCTATGTAGTGCATTCTACGTAATTGACTAATGTCAAACTCGGGGGAGTCTTCACGGACTCCTCCACTTTTTACAGGAGATAAAAATGCATTGTGGAAATAAAAGAATGAAGAAAACTTATGGTGGAACTGCTAAAAAGAAAATGATGAAAGGTGGTAAAGCTAAAAGAACTATGTATAAAGACGGTGGAATGTCTAAAGCTAAACCTTGTTAATATGAAAGTTAAAGCACCAAAAGGATACCACTGGATGAAACAAGCTAAAGGTGGTTACAAGTTAATGAAACACACAGGTAAGTTTGTTAAACACAAAGGTGCAAGTTTAGAAGCAAACTTTCCAATTCAAAAGGTACATAAAAAATAATGGCTACTACATATCTTGACATAACTAATGAAGTATTAAGAGAACTAAACGAAGTTCCATTAACATCTTCAAGCTTTGCATCTGCTACAGGTATTCAAAAATTTGTAAAAGATTCAATCAATAAATCTTTATTTGATATAGCTAACGAAGAACCACAACTACCTTTTTTCTCAGCAGGAGTCAGTGGAGCAACTGACCCTTTTTATGGCAACGTAACAGTACCTAGTGTTGCAGGACAAAGATGGTACTTATTAAAAGCTGACAGTTCTAGTATTACTACAGACTATGCTTCTGTAGACTGGGATGATTTCTATGCTACAACAATAAATGTTAGTGGTGAATCAGCTCCTTTTGTTTCTAAAGGTTTAAAGTTTCTTACTCATGCAGATTGGAGAAGATACTATAGAGATAATGAAAATGCAGATGATGCAGATACACAGGCATACGGAGAGCCTAAATTTGTAATTAAATCTCCAGACAACAGAAAGTTTGGCTTAAGTCCAATACCTGACAAAGTTTACAATATTCACTTTTATGCTTTTACAAAACCTGTAGAACTATCAGCACATAGTGATACAATAGCATTACCAGACCAATATGCTAATATTATAACAGCTAAAGCTAGATATTATGTGTGGCAGTTTAAAGAAAGTCCACAACAAGCAGCTTTTGCTTTAGACGATTTTAAAAAGGGAATGAAATACATGAAGTCTAATCTCATGAATCCAGCTCCTAAATATATGACAGACGACAGAACCTACTTTTAAATATGGCACGTTCACAACCTTATACTGTTGCATGTAGTGGAGGCTTGGTAAAGTCAGTAAACTCTATTGATTTACTTAAAAGTCCCGGAGTTGCAAAGACTTTACAAAACTTTGAAGTAGCTACAGAAGGTGGCTACAGACGTATTAACGGTTATGCAAAGTATAAAGTAGGAACTGTAACACCTACACAACCTACAGGTGGTATTACAACTATATTAGGAACTTTTCCTTATGCAGACGGTGTAATAGCTTGTGCAGGAACAGATATATTTTTTAGTAACGATGGTGCTACTTGGTTACAAATAAATAAACTATCCGCAACAAACGGAGACAATTATACAACCTTTATAGGTAAAACTGCTACAGCTAGAACGAATCAAGGACAGTGTTCATTTGTACTGTTTGAAGGTGCTACATTTGATTATGGTGAAGTAATAATTGCAGACGGTGCTAATGAACTTTGGAGTTTTCGTATGGAAGGTCTTGGTAATTTAGATACGAGAACTTTTCATACTAAAGAAATTACAGTAGATGGAACTAATGGAATTAAACATTTAGCAATTCATGACCATCATTTAATAGCTGCAGGAGTTGAAAATAATTTAAACACTGTTTATTACAGTGTCTATAACAACCCTAACGATTTTACAGGAGCTGGAGCTGGTTCAGTAACTATATCAGACCAAATAGTAGGTATTAGAGGATTTAGGGAAGACTTAATAGTTTTTGCAGAAAATAGTATACACAAACTTGTAAACATTAACGATAGTGCTAATATTCGTATTGACCCTATCACTGAAAACGTAGGGTGTTTAAGCGGCTACAGTATTCAAGAGATTGGTGGTGACTTAGTATTCTTAGCACCGGATGGTATTAGAACAGTTGCCGGTACTGCAAGAATTGGTGACGTTGAGCTAGGAACTGTGTCAAAAGCTATACAACCTTTGATAGTTAGTTTAGCGAGAAACATTGATGACTTTACTATTAACAGTTTAGTTATTAGAGAAAAGTCACAATACAGATTATTTTATACTAATACTGGACAGCCTAATATAGGACAAAAAGGTATTATAGGAACATTAAGACCAAACGGATTTGAATGGTCTGAAACAATAGGTTTAGAAGTAACTTCAGTAAATTCTAACTTTGATAACGAAGGTATTGAAGTTTATTATCATGGTGATACAAACGGTTATGTATATACTCATGATAGTGGAAATGATTTTGATGGTTCAAATATAGATGCTAAATATCAAACTCCAGATTATGATTATGGAGATTTAGGAACTTTAAAAACTTTACACTACGTTAAACTATCAATAGCTCCAGAAGGAGATATAACTCCTACACTAAGAGTTAGATATGATTACGATAGTATAGATTTACCACAACCAGCAGATTATAATTTAAATGTAGATGCACCTTCATTATTTGGTTCAGCTACTTTTGGTTCTTCAGTTTTTGGAGCAGGAGAACAACCACTAGTTAGAGTAGCATTACAAGGTAGTGGACATAGTAATTCTTTTAGAATTTCAACAGACGATAAAAAATCACCTTATATTATAAATGGTTTTTATATAGATTTCATACCATCAGGAAGGAGATAATAGATGGCAAGTTATACCAGACAAAGTACATTTTCAGACGGAGATTTAATAACTGCAGCATTATTTAATGAT